TTTTCAAACATTTTCATATGATCCCAAAAAAATGATTGATCATCAAATTCAATATTAGGTTTTTCTTCTTTTTCTTTTTTTGCTTCTTTAGCAGCCTTCTTTTTCTTAGCAGCACTTTTCCTGGCACCACCACCACCGCCTCCTGGCCTTCGTGGTGCTGGAGGTGTAGATTGAGTAATAATATTTCCTGACGAGTCGAGGTAATTTCCTTGACGGTCTTGGGCAACAGCATTAGGTGGCGGCTCGGGGGCCGCTGGGGCAGTCGGTGCTGGTTGTGGGGCCGAGGATTGTTGTGTCAATTCTTCAGAAGGTGTGGGAGTCCTGGGCGTTGATGCGTCAGATTCACGCGACATATTTTGTTGTGCATAAGGATTGCGATACGTAGGCATAATTTACAAGTCCAAATAATCAAGAATTTTTGCAAGAGGTAAAGGAATTATGACAATATCACCCAACTTGACCTGACCTTCAGTGGGCATTCGATTAAACCAAGCAATTACCCACCACATTTTTGGTTGATTATAATATCTAGACGCAAGCTTCCAAAATCTATCGCCTTCTTTCCAAACGTGATTAACTGTGCTTAAAGTAGCTAGTTCGGATACAGTAGGATGTTTTAAGTTTGCAGTGTTGTATTGTAAGATGGCTTTGGTGTTGCGTTGTTCCAATACTTCTTCATACTCTTCCATGTTATTGATAAATAATTCTCTAGCATCATATCGACTGACCATTATCCACCCCCAGATATTAATTTTTTTGAAGCTTGAGACATTTCTTTAAAGCGATCTGCTTGATCTTCGGATAGTCTATCTGTTTTAGACTTCTTTGCTTGATATGTGCTTTTACCATAAGGAAATGTATCAAAACCCAAGATGGGGCCTGCACGAAAACTTCCTTTATCTTTGTTACCTTTTTCTCCCATTTGAGCATCCCAACCAAGCATATGTTCGTGAATCACATTTAGTGAAAAACTCAACTCAATATATTTGGGATATAAATCAAGACCCACTTGAAACACTCCTGAATCTAAATCGGGCTTAAAAGAAAAACCCCCTATGTAGCCCATAAGACCTGAATCTTCCGCAGATCCCACATCAGGGTAAGCACTATTTTGAATCCAATTTAAAAATTTTACTTTGAATAAAGGACTGCCTTTGATTGTTGCGCCAACTTCGGACTCCCAGCCTCCGCCTCCCTGCATCATTGGTTGCCCTGATTCATATGATGGATAAAGCATTTGTAATAATAAAGAAACTCGACGCATATTTGCTTCGGCTTCTTGAACTGAATTGGCCACAACTTTAAATCCACAATTGATTTTTCTTGATGTTCTTTCAAAAGTAGCAATGGGATCCATTCTCCCATAAACGTTTTCTGCTTTCCAAGAAGAAGTATAATCATCCGTAAAATTACTTAGATACGCTTTGAAGGTGACATAATACGATGAGGGTAAATGAAAAAATTCAAGGAATTGAAAATGATTATTAGCAAGGTTATCTGAACCTTGATCTCCATCTTTAAATGTGCGACTATTATTAGGGTTATAATCTTTATCGATTGCTTCTGGGAATTTAAACGCCATTTTATCCTATTCCTTGTAAGTTAAATTCTTTATTCAATACTGGAAAGACTGTTTGTCTCACAAACTCTCTTCCATCAATATTAATTACAACTGTAACGGGTTTATCATCTGTATTTCCCATTTGTTGTGGAGTAAGCACTTGACCCGCTGGTGCGTTTGCTGGTGGCATGATTATATATTCGTCACTGCGAACTTTGGCAGGACCGACTAAAGGTCCACCCTCATGCAACGTGTCAAGCTCCAATGGATCTAATTGGGGTGGAGAAGGAAGCATCGCAATCACGGAATTGGGCAAACTTGAAACCCACATTTCTCGGATTGCATCATTAATGCCTCCAATAAGATACTGGTTTATTACCTTAGTAAAAAGATTTCCCGCTGCTTTTATCGGGTCCGTCATCCAATCTTCCATTTTTCCAAATAAAGGTTTAAGCTGGTCCATAATTTTGGTGATCTTAGGTTTTAGTTCATCCCACTTATCCATAACCTTATCAATCACCTTGGTAATTTTTGGCTTTAATTCTTCCCATTTTGCGAGGGCGTCATCGACGACTAATTTAATTATCGGTTTTAGCTCTTCCCACTTTGACGCAATGTAGCCAGTAAGCATTGTGATATAGGGTTGCATTTTTTGCCAAAACTCTTGAATATCATCCCAAAAATATCCTATTACTCCTCCCAATGCAGAAGCAATTAATACTGGTATGTTTAGTATTGCTCCAAAAATACCCAATATCGTTGTGGCAATTCCGATAATGGGACCAAGAGCTAAGACAATTCCCATAATCATCGAAACAGTATCTTTTGACCCCGTGCTCATTCCGTCCCAAATTTCACCCATCGGAATCAGGATATATTTATCAAAATAACCTCCGATTTTCAACAGAACTTTTACCATATTGTCCAAGGGTGAATTTTTTCCTTTAGGTGCGCTTGTCATCCAAGTAAAAAACTTCATAACATGAGGCATAATAATTTTTATTAACTTAAATTTAATGCCTTCCAACATTGCCGCCCACCGTTCCATCGTTGAAACGCCTTTCTCCATTGCATCGTTTAATTCGTTTTGCGACACCAAGGCCGGATCAGCTGCTTCTTGAGCTTCTTGTAGGTCTTCCATTTCGGTGCCAAAAAATTGTGCTGCTTTCTGCACGTCCTGGAAACCAGCTGCTTGGGCTAATTGTTTTTTCTCAAAACGATCTAAACCTTCCCAGCTTTTACCAGTCTGGTCAAAACTTTCTTTCATCATTTCCAGGCGCTCGCCGTCACTTGCGGTCAACATATCAACACTATTCAGTTGAGTGCCCAACAATGCATTTAATTGAGCCGTGTTGTTTGCTGCATCTTCAAATGTATCAAATTTACCAGCAACGCCCAGGAGAGTACCAATTTCCAAACCTGTTGCTTTGGCTTGTCCAGCGAGCTTATAAAATTCGTTTGTTGCCCCTTTCCCATAAACAGCCAATTTAGGCAACGCCTTTGAAAATTCTTCAGCAATCTTTCCAGGTGTCATAAAGCTTCCCAAAGATTTAGCAACTTTGGCAAGATCCATTGTGACTTTGGATGCCTCGACGCCAGTCATTCCCAAACCCTTTGTCAAGGAGTTAAGATTTTTTGCAGTGGTTTGTTCCGCAACCCCCAATTTTGTCAACGCAGCAGTTGCGCCTATCATGGCTCCTTGAGATTCTTCAGTCGCTTCAGAAAATGCTGCTATATTTTCATAAGCTACTTTAGTGAATCCATAGAGTTGTTCCATGCGAATTGCAAGACCTCTGGTGTGTTTCCGAGAAGCTTTCATTGCTGCATTAAGCCCTTCGGCAGCACCAGTAGCCTTCATCAATTCCGCTCGGGCTTGATCTATTTTAAGAGCAAATTTAATAAGACCCGTAATAGAAAAATCAAGACCTTCCCCAAAAGCATCGAACACCCCTCCGGCTGTCTTGCTCAATTGTGTGAGGCTTTTATTCGCGCCAGCGACGGCGTTCTGGGAAAATGTTTTTGTCGCTTCCGTAAGTTTTTTTAAACCTTTAACTTTTTTATCAGCGTCTATATCACCAAAGCCATAATTCGGACTATTTGGATCGGTTGGATCGTTAGGTGGTGGACTCATAACTTATAAACATAAATAGTCACGGCCATAAAATAAAAAAACCTTCTTTATGGAGGTTTAAATCAGTGTTGTTGTGATTTTTTCGCTTGGTCCGCTTCAGTATCAAATTGTTTCTGAAGTCTTTTGAGCCACCATTCACGCAATTGAATAGGAAGATTATAAGCTTCAATAAAGCTCCACCCTCCGTAATGTTTTAGATAAAATAATTGATCATATACACTTTCAATGTATTGCTCACCCAGGCCAAAAAAAGTTGGTTGAGAAAGGGATAGCAACATCATTGTTCGCGCCACAATTATCGCAATCAAATGAATAAGAAAGATCAATGTCTGGTTTCAGACGAGCATATTCTTTTCTCAAATGATTGGAATCCATGGCGGGCATGACATCCACAAAGTTCTCAACCGGCCCCCTTTCTGTAACGCCCTCAAGCGATACAATAATTAATTTTAATTGGTCTGTTAACAAAGATTCTACAAGTTTTAATTTTTTCTTTTTCTCTGATTTCTTCAAAAGAAGATCTTCATCAGCCCCCGTAAGTAAACGACATTCTGCTCTAATTTCGGACTTTGGTAAATCAACAAAAAATGTTCCTTCTGGTGTAAAATTAATATCATCAGAAGCTTCTTTACGGTGAACTTCTTCTAAGTTAAAACACTGTTCAGAAGTTGCTCCGCAGTTGCGACATGTAATATTTGCATCATATGAAGCTCCAAAACCACTAATACGCGCCGCAATCAAAAGAGCGTTTTTATCTCCGATAAATAAATCAGACACTTTGATGGATTTATCAACCAAAATGCTTTGAAGCATCCGGTCAATAGCCACACCTTTTTTGAGAAGGGTTTTGGAAGTCAAAAGATCAGTCTCTTTTGCTGTCATATATTTAATTTCAATTGTATCCACCCCATGCAAAGGATGATCCGTAGAATAAAATTTTCCCTTTGTTGGTAATTCAACAAATTCTGTGGGAGTAACGAAATTTAAAAGTGCATCGGTATTTGGTGGGGGAGCATCTGCTCCGGTTTCGGGTTTATTTTCCAGACGACTCTGGTTGTTTCTTGGCATTTGTACCTCTTAGTATATATTATATCAGAAAATAAATGATTTTTTAGCCGGAAGCTGTAGGAATTTTTCCATCGCCGCCGCCCAACACATCGATGAAAGCATTATCATATTGAATTGACAAAGTAACTTCTACAAGTGCTTCATCGTCATAAGTTAATTCGCCCATAGCAACTTTTGTAACCCACGCATTATTGAGAACCCATTTTTCTACTTCCTGTCCTTCACTATTAATGGTTATAATTGTAACTGTACCAAGAGCATTAGCAACTGCTTTCGCCTTGGAAATAGTTCCCCACCCAGTCGTCGCGGTCGGCGTGACTGGTAGTTCATACCCTGATTGTTCTAAAATATGCATAATTTGTTGGCTTGCATTTGCAGTTGGATCAATAGTATCTACAATAGTTACATCCAATGGAGACCATTTAATTTTACCAGGATAATAAAAGGAGTGATTTAAGAACTTGTGTTCAATAGAACTAACTTCCCATTCTGGTTTTTTAACCTTCTTCACTAAAAAGTCTGATATTCCTTGGGTGTTAGCACCACCAGGGATTCTCAAAATAAATTTAAAAGAACGTTTTGGTTCTAAATTTGGGTCTTGCCAAAAAGTCATTTGTATTTTCTCCTATTATAATTAGTCATTCTTCTTATTAATCCTCGAATGATGCTCCAGTATTTGTAATTACAAAGTCAATAGCAATAAATTCAATTGCTCTAGTTGGCTTCAAGAAAATCTTGGCATACATGACATTTCTGTCAATCAAATCGGGAGTAGTGGTTGTTAAATCTAAAACAACCTTGTAATCTTCCAATCCTAACCTTGATTTAACACTTTCAAGGAAAGGTCTAACTTGGCCAGTAAATCTATCCCAAGTTACTTGTGTGTTTGGATCGAAAAGCAACTTGGATGAAATTCTTGAAATTTCTTTCTTAACATGAATTAACAACCGTCGCACATTAATGCGATCCAAAGCGCTTCTGGTTGATTGAAGTGTCTTTTGTCCAAACACCACTAGCCCTTCTGCTGGGAATGAAGCGATTGGATTAATATTATTTTCATAGAGTTTATCCCGGTCTTTTGAAGTTAATCTTTCGGTTACTCCAATAATGGGAATTCCACCAGCCCCTTCACTTAGTCCACCGCGTGTAAATCCTGCGGGTGCAAACCATATTTCAGCCTTAGCTTGTGAATAAGCATAGGTTCCCATCGCTGCGACTGATGGTGGCGCAAAGAAACTAATTCCAGAATCCGGATCCCGGATTTGAATCCATGGATAATAACAGGTTCCATAACTATTATTAAGTTGTCTATCTCGTAGAGTTGTTGCAGCTGTCGATGCTTTGCCACGGTTGCCAGTGTCAGCATCAGATCCAAAACTACTTCGATCTGGGGCTGGCAAATAGCCGCCCTCAATATCAATAACCGCCATTACATCAGCTCGTCGGCGGCATATATCTAACATATGATTAGTCAAACCGCGAGTAGCAGTAGTAGTACCAATACCTGGTGCAGACATTAGATTGCACTCCACCAGCTCAGGATCTGCACAAGAATCAATTGCTTGCCTAATGGAATTAAACTTCGAATCGTTTGTCAGTGTCGGAGTGAAACTGCTGGCATAATAATTATTAAATGGATTCGTTTCTCTAATATCGGTTCCATTAAATCCACCAAACATTGGCAGTGTAAATTGATTGAAGTCGGCATCCAAAACATTTTTATATGTATTTGTACCTGTAGTAGAAAGAGAATAACCACCCGATAAAGAACCCGAAATATAATATGCTTCGCGAGTTTGAGAAGAAGCTTGCATATTCGAATGTGAAGCTACCTCCGATGGGCTCAAGGCCGACGTATGATAACTTATATTTTCAAGAGTAAAGACATAAGAATATGAAATTACATTTCCCGACACCGAAGACGAAGCATTTGTTTGCGGACCCGTGGATGTTCGACCAATATCTGGCAACCCACGAACTACATCTTCATAAGCAGCATCAAATCTGGTACTGCCCCCAGCTATAGTAGTATCAACGCCCCAATATGCATCACTAGGATCGTTTAAATTTCCTTGTGCCGTAGAAGTACGTAAATAAGTTTGCGGAAATTCAAAAGAAGCTGTAAATGGGCTGCCCCCTTGTGCCGCAGTATTAACTAACGCACCACCGCCGAGCAACAAATTTGGGTTTCTATAACCTGGCGAAGACCCCGAGGTCGCACAAATTGCGCGAGGCATCGTCTGATTAATTAAGGGGAGCCCTGGTCTGGTTGGTTGGACGGCTCCACTTAAAACCTGGAAAGTGCCGAAGCGTGGTGGGCCAAAATAACCCATTGGTAGTTGACTTGCAGGAGTTGGACCATTTTCATCCTTCATCTTAATACGCACATAGCGGGAGTTATTAGCATATTTGCCAAAATAACGATACCGTCTATCAGTGTCGTCCCATTTAGCATACGCATCACCAATTCTTCGCGCAATAAAATTAGGAGAATTAGGATTTAAATCTAGGTTTGAAAAACTTTCAATTACTTGAGGAGCCTCATCAGAATCCCTAGCATTCCTTAACATAAGACCAAATGACCCGTATGGTTCTGATGGTTCATTAGAATAACGAATGTCTGTAATAGAAATTTTAATATTTTCTTGGGTCCATTCACCACTATCTAGAGCTACTACTTGAAACAACCGCTGAAGGTTCGAAGGATTAAAACTTGCAGACGCAGCAGTATTTTGACCCACAATCCAATTGGTTTGAGCTGGAGACATGCTAGCATAGTTTTTTCCCCATAAAATAGGACTGGACGACTCACCGTCAGTTAAGGCTGCTATAAATCCCCAAACATCGCCTGCGCTAGAGCCGCTACCAATTTTTGCAGAAACATCACGCTCAAAACTTTCACCTAAGAAATAAGAAGCTGTATTTGCAGAGCCATAAAGTCTTGAATTAAGTTTAGTGGGATCTGTATTAAAAACTTTGCGAATAAAATTCCCCGCAGATTCATCTTTAAGATTACAATTTACTGTTTCTTGAATTCCTTGATCTGATTGAATTAATACCGTGAATTCTGGACCAGCTGCCACACTCTTAATTAAAACGCCGGATCCCGTGACCACCGGCCCGGACGGTTGTGGACCGCAACGTATTGCACCCGAAAGCTCAACAGAACTGCCGGTGCAATACCAAACGGCTGCCAGAGTCCCGGTCAAGCCATGACCTGCGTCGGTGCGAGACATTGCACCAACAGTGCCACTATCAACAACAAACAACCCATAAGCGCCACCTCGCGCACGAGTTCCGTTTGGAGTGCCACCAATTTGCCAACCGGCTTGTTTATCGCCTGTCGATGGTCCACCACTATTATTCTGTCCTAATAAACGAACATAAGTTAAAGGAGTTCCATTTGCTAACCACGCTTGAGCAGCATAAGCACCATAGGTTGGCTCCATTCCTTCAGAGCCCTTTCTCCAAATATCTCCACCAGCACCACCAGGCAAAGGTTCACCAAAAATTTCAACAAATTCAGTAAAATTTTGAACTTTTACTGGTCGAAGTGCTGGCCCTCTTTGGGCGCGACCAATGATAACTGGCCCCACTGCCTCTGGTTCATCGGGGACTTGCGATCTATCAATCTCGCGAAGTTGAATTCCCGGTGATACAAATCTGAATTTGCTTTGTGCCATGCGTGTTTCTCCTTAGTGCTTTAAAAGTCTCTAATAAATAGTAGGTTATTGCTCGAAAAGACAAAGGAATGATTATGACCGATATTTTCCCTTGGGGGTTCCAATCGGTCCCCAATCTGGTTCATCTCCCATGACAACCCTTTCTCTAGGAGTTCTTACTTCTACAGCATTTTCTCGAATTACAATATGCGGTTGTTTATCATTCTTATCGGAACCTATCAAATACCCTAATACCTTAATGCTGAGTTTGGTTTCATAAAATCTGGCTTCTTCTCCTGGTTCAGACACATTTCCTTCTGCTGAAAAATCAGGCTGCATAAATGCTTCATATGCATGTCCCTCGTGCTTTAATTTTAAATAATTAATTGCCTTAGAGAAGGTTACGAGAGGCTGAATGGCTTCATTCATTTGTTGTTGATATTCCGTTCTTAAACTGATGCTGTAATTAACGTCAATATAAACAGGCATTGGAATTGTAATGGTCTCATAAACCACTTTTTTATTTTTAGGCATAGGAAAATTAATTTGTTGAACTCCATTTTCTCCCGCATTTCCCACTATTGTTGCTTTTTTTCTATACGCATCAGCATTAGCAAAATTGGCTGTTTTATCCTGTTTGATTCTCCTCGCAATTGTTATCGAACCCCCTTTAGCATCGTTGACAGGTGGTATGTTTCCCCAAAAAACTCCCTTATTATTCGGAGTTTTTGCAAAGCCTTCACGCTGAATGGCAATGATGGGAAAAATCAAAGTGCCATCACTATCTCTTAAATCTTTATGATTTTTTAACTGCCAGGAGCGTTCTCCAGCCACCCACACAATGGGCACAGTTTTCCAACCCTTGTTGGTTGTGCAAGAAATGTTCATTGTATCTTTAAGCCAGTTATAAATGGCAAAATCTATTGTTTCTAAAGTGGAAGGTTCATATGGCATGATGGCGCTCATGCTATGTTCTGCAATTCCGCTTCGATCTACACTACCTGTTAACATATTATCAATTGCCATATTTATCTCCCATCAAAAAGTCCTTGACGAGCACGGAAACACTTAGCGGATATTTCCAACATGTGTTCCGTCTGTCCAAATAATTGTTTTGGTTCAGTCAAAGTAGCTATTTCATAATAGTCTTCACCATATAAAATAAAATCCCCTTCTCGAACATATAAGTTTTGATCTTCTGTTAATCTTCTTTTATGAAAATGACATGTTAAATGATATACACGATCCAGTCCATATTTGGCGATGGAAGTGGTTGTTTCCCCCCATTCAATTAAAACATAAACTCTTATAGGTGGTAGAAAATTCTTTTCAATTGCTTCACCATATAATGGATGAAAGTCTGTATGGGTATTGCTTATAGAATAATAAAGAACCTCTTGACCAATTACACGCTCAATTAATTCATCATTAACCTGTTTAACGAGATCTCTTTCTTTTTTCCCGAGAAAAAGAGGTGGTGGTGGAGTCTCAGGTCTATTCCATTTATTCGATGCCATTCACTTTACCCTCTAAAAATCCCCATTGGGATGTGAATCTGAAGTCGAGTAGAGTCTTCGGCTAATTTCGCATCGGTATCCATCAAAGTGGCATATGTTAGTGCATCCAACAATTCCTTAAGCTCAGTTTTAAGAGCTTCTTTTTCTTCTTTCGCTTGTGTTGATAAATCTGCAAAATTTAAAGTAACTGATTCCCCTGGTATTGGAACTGTACTGAATTTGCCACGAACTTGGGCAAGCATTTCTTTTGCAATAGCTAGAGCATATTTTCGTATCCACTGTTTACCCATGCTATTAATGTTTTCATATGGAATATTAGCAAATGGCAAAGTATTATAATTATTTATACCGTCCACACCCGATTTACGAGTAACATCTTCTACCCAAGGATTTTGAGGGATACTAAAATCAAACCATATTTTAGATGGCGCACCTGTGCCTGGTTGAGCGGGCGGCGGATAAAGACGAATTCTATTATCATTTATCTCATAAGAATAGTGAGATGCGCGAGTATAAAGACTTGTTTCAAAAGCCATCGCTTGTAATTTATTTTGCCATGTTGGGACCACTTCAAATGTAGATTCATCGGAATATTGACCATAAGTATACAAATTTCCCACAACATTTAATCCGCCATAATAACCATAAAATCTCCACATAGTTGAGGGAGATCTATAATAAACGCGCTGTATAGCAATGCGTTTATTGTTTACACTTCCCGTAAATGCGAGCCCAGTTTCACTACCATCTACAGATGCAGATTGCACTATTTTTTGTAAATCATAATTTTGAACATTGTCTTTCAGGGTGATGGAAGCAGAATAGATTCTTACGTCATCGCCAATTCCTGCTCCTCCAGCAAGACCTTCCGCCACACGAGCACTATATGCAAAATTAAATTTAGGAAATTTTAATGCAAGATGAGTTCCACTTAAGCTTGATGATAATTCACCCGATTGAAGTGCGCCTTCATGATCAAAAGTCCCTGTTGTCTTTCCAAGAAAGTCAGATAAAACATTTTTGGCTTGATGATTATTAATAATAGTGCAATATTCTAACGTAGCCATTTCATAGGACGTATAAATATTATTTTCTGTTAATTCAATATCAAGAACATCGCCGCCAAGCATTTTATAAGTAAGTGCAACTTGAGCGACTGCTCCACTTGTCCATTGACTTGAACTTAAAGCACCACTCAGATAAACACCATATGGAACACTTGCAGATGTAACCAGAATGTACGAACCTGTGGACTTTAAAACATAAGGACTTGTTTTTTGAACTGGGGTTAATTTAGGAACTGCCATTATTATTCTCCTATTAATTAAATAGTTGAAAGAGGCTTTAAACGAAAAAGAAAACCCCGACTCTCAAAAGAAAGCCGGGGTTCACTATGATTATGAAAATAAGTCTAATAAATTAGACAAGATCTTCAACGATAACTAAACCGTACATGTCAGGTCGAACCATCTTCTTACCATAACGAGTCATCACACCCTTGCGAGGCGTGAAGTCGTCTGGACTGAAGATAGTAGGAGTAACTTGCAGCGGCACATAAGGTGCGTACACATATCCACTTTCGAGGAAGCTGTTACCTTTACGTCCAACTAGAACTAGATTTCGTGGGAAATACGGGTCAACGTACACATCCCATTTCTTGCTAATTTGTCCAGTCTTAACTGCACCAGCCGTTCCTCTGGCTTCGTCAGCAGTTGTATCTGCTCGGAACCCACTAGTGAATTCCAAGATATTTGCAACTTCTGGGCTAGTAACAATAAAGTTAGCTCCACCTCGAAGCGTCTTGCGATGAATCTGTGCAGAAACATCATTGACAGTTTCGAGAAGAGTCTCATACCACTCAGACACTGTTCCAGTAAAATCTGGGAACAACGACTGATTAACAGGGTTACCCGCATTCCCGCCAGTTCGTGCAACAAACTTACCAGGTTTACGTGACCAGTAATAAGTTCCAGCCCGAGCACCAACAACAAGATCCTCAAGAATCTCTTGATCAATTTCAAGTGCGATTTGCTCTGACAGAATACCAGTTAGCTCAACTTCTGCATCCAAATTATGGTATGCATTAATGTCTTGCTGAAGTTCTGGCGTCCACTTAGCCTTAAGTTTCTTTGTGTCTGCTGTAATAGAAACACTATCAACCTTAATGTTAATTTCAGGCAGGGCATTGGCCGCAGAATTGTTTTCAAGTCCCCAAGTCTGTGAACCGACAATTGAGCCCAAAGCTCCTCCAGCTTCCATCGAATCTTTTATCGGAAAGGAAACATTGCATTGAATACGTCCTCTGGTTGAAGCAAACGTTGCAACTCCAGTATTATCCGCAAAGACTACATAAAGACCTGGATCAGCCCGGTTATCAGTTCCCGGTTTAAAGAAACCAGCATCCGTTCCTGAAAGTTGAGTTAACCAACGACATTGCGTAGCAGTTGCTCCGGCGACGGATGGATTAGTAACCGTCAATCCCACTAAATCATCAAAATTGAGTGTTGAATTATTACCTCCTACCACTAAAACAGTACTGGCAGTAGCAATTCGATAAATACCTGCCGTAGTTGTACCTGAAATAAAACCAGGATCATGTCTTAGCAACCTTGCAAAAGAATCGCCAAGAGTTCGGAATCCACTACCACTATGGGAAGCATAGCGAATACCTTTTGTAGCACTAGACGAAACAGTTCCGTAAGTTCCTGAAGCAATCAGGCGCATCGTAACTACGGTAGAACCCGTTGGTGATGCGTAACCATTGTTGAGATTGTAAAAACTGGTTTGCGAAGCGCTGAGACTGCTCAGATTCATACCACCAGTAATTTGACGACCCACAACTCCGCCACCATAGAGTGATTCCCCACCCTTATCTCCAAGACGGGCTGATTGGAATGTAAAGTCTAGGAAGAAAATGAGGCCAGACGGCAAGCTCATAGGCTGAACCGATACTAACTCATTTGCAATTAGACCACCGAATACCCTTCGAACGATAGGAAATGCAACTGCTGCAAAACCTTCAACGTTACCAGCATTCATTGTTGATGCTTCACGCAGCAACTCTTTAGCTTGGTTTTCGAGAAGACAGGCCATATTATTACGACCATGATCACTCTCAATCCCTTCCATAAGACCAGTCTTTTCCCATTTATTGAGAAGAGCTTGGCCTTCTTTTTGAACATCACGTTTAATGATGCCCTCAGTTAATTTTTCAATAATACTCATTATTTTTTTTCTCCTTAAATAATTCCTGCAAGTTTCTTCATTCGTTCTGCAACAGAATTTGAAACTTGCGTATCTTTTTTATTTGATTTCAAAACAAGCCGGTTATTTTTACTTACAGCTTCATTTAAATTCTGAGGAGCATTTTGCTCTTTAGAAGATAGTGAATCTTGCAAAGTTTCATAAATAACTTTGGCTTCTTCAGTTGAATTCGCGTGTGAAACCGCTTCGACAAGTTTTTCTTTTTGTCGCTCATTCAAGGAGTGGGATTCCAGAATACGATTCTGATATACCAATTTAGCATTGGTAACATTAATTTCAGTCAGCTTATCACTGACTTGACGGGCAATACTCTTAAGCTCATTATGCTCTTTGACAAGTCTATTCTTGGAAGACTTGAGAGATTTTACTTGCTCTTCTAAATTTACGATTTTTTTGAGGGCCTCTTCAAATTCGGCATTTTCTTCTTTAACTGCCGTATCTTGATCATGGGCAGCGGCAATCTCGACTGCTCGGATTTGTTCTATTTTTGTTGGATGCGTTGTTCCGGCCATTCCGCGAGGAACATTTTCAAGATCAACTTTTAAGATTTCTGCGATAGCACTTCTTATTGATTCTTCATCAAGCTCTACTTCTTCATCAAGCTCTACTTCTTCATCAAGCTCTTCAGTTTCATCAAGATTGTCAAGTTGTTCCTCTTGACCCAATAATTCTTGTAATTCTGCATCAGTTGCTTCAAACATCATTTGGGGTTCTTCTAGTGCTCCTTCTGCACCTGATGTAACGGATTTAACAAGCGCATCTAAGTCAAGTTCTATTTCGTCGCCATCGTCAGTATCACTAAGGCCAAGACCATCCAAAGCCTTTAAGGGAATATCATCAGCAATTTCATCTGGTCCAGTTGTACCACCTGTAGCCATTGGATCTGCCATTGGTGCAGCCATAGGATCTGCCATCGGATCAACCGCCATTGGATCAACCGCCATTGGGTCTGCCA